GGTTTGTTGCCGAGTTATCACCCGGATTGTAGAGAACTGCGCTGCCCGGAAGCAGTGCGCCCTGTTGGATCAGCGTATTGACGAATCCGTTGACAGTACCGAGAATGTTGGAAATCAAGCCAACAGTGATCGGGCTATCAAGGAACTGCAACGTCGCTTGCTGAATAGACAACTCGATCACATCGAGCGCCATACGAATCGCCAAGAACACAGTGGGATCAGTGTAGGACGGATAAGCAGCAGAACGATTGCCCCACACACGCAGCCCAGTGCCAAACCCATTAAACACTGTGACAATGCCAGCAGCATTAAGGTTATTCGTATCGCTGTTTATGTCAGTAGCCGACATATAGATTGATGTGTCGGGACCGCTCGGGCCAACGATCTGCTTGTTCGATGGCGAGAACCAGAAACCGTTGTTGACAATGGCAGATGACCAAACGCCAGCCACGTAATCAGAGTAAGGACCATCCTGCAAAGTGCCGATGGTTGTGGTTGTCACAGTACCAGAAGAGTTCACCGTAGTACCAGTGGGTGAAATGCCATTGTCGATGAAATTCTCGTTCGGGAAGCACAGACCAACACGGCGCGAGGATGTATCAAACGCGGAAGAAGAGTTGCTGCGATTGGAGAGCGCCGTTGTAACAGTTGTGTGAGCCACACTGTCAACAAGCGCTATAGCCGGAAGCGTATTAGCCATGGTTGTCAGCGCGGCTGCAACAGTCAAATCCTGAGAACCGGGATTGCCGTTAAAGCCGGGAGCGATCAGGATACGCGGGCTGAAGCCAAAAGTCTGGAAAGCCAACTGGAAGCAAGAGATGCCGGTATATACGTTGCTGGCCACGCCACCAACAAGCGTTGCATCAAGCACCTTTGTCGGATCAGCGTAAGCAAAAGAAATCTTCACAGTCTGGCCAGTTGTAAGCGCGCCGCCAGTCTTCGCATAAACAAGACCGTTCACATAGTCCACGGTGTAGTCAGTGTTTTCAACGTAGGTCGGCGTACCGCTAGAGCCGGTCACAACAACAGTCGTTGTGATTGCAGAACCGTTGTGAGAGTTATTATTCAAACCGGGACCGACGAGGCCCATATGACCAACGGTAATGAACTGCGTACCCGAGGCCGGGAAGGTGAAAGAAGTGGCCGACACTACTGTCTGGTGAATTGTCGGATCGAAGACATTCACACACAGCACCTGCCCAACGCCGTTCGGGCCAGCCTGCGCAAGGATACGATTGAGCGCGTAGGGGATGCTCCACCCCTGGATCATCGGCCCCATAGCACCCATAGCTGCCGTGCTGTTCACATTAAAAAGTGCGTTCGGCAACGGCGGCTGGGTAGCTGCCGAGTTTGAAATAGCCCAAGTTGGTGCAACACCAACAAGGCCGATCACCGCAGCATTAACCGACTGGACATTGACGCCGCCAGCCACTGCTTCGTTAATCGTGACGCCGTGAAAGAAGGTCATGTCTGGCTCCTAAATTAACAGGATAGAGGATGCTAAGTAATTGTTTGCGTATCAACAATCGGTGCAGTAGCAACTGTCACTGTCTCTCCGATTGTAAGCAAACCAGAATCAGTAATTGTCAGCAAGCCGGATACAGAGCTATAGAGGTAATCGACGCCAAGAACTGCCTCGACGTTAGATGCGTTCACCACAGATAGCACAACTGTATTAGTCGATAGTTGTATTGTTCCGGCCCCGGAAATGGTCTGCGCCGAGGGGGTTCCGCCTTGCCCATCATATATCAGATTGGTGATTTGTTGCAAGTTCGCCAACGCATACTCAGGCAAAAGCTTAGGCCGAATCGTCACTATTTTATATTGCATCTCATAAAGCCATACCCTGCCGGTAGGGTCTTGCTCCAAAAAACGCTCTTGTTCAAAATAGCCATTTCGACAGCCACTTGGGCGAAACCCAGTCAAAGAAGCTTCAATGGCGTCGATAAGCGCATACATAGAGCCAGGGCCTGCCAACTCCCATGAAACTGTACGCCCAGCCACGATAATTGAAAAACCAAGCGTTCTTTCCTGTACCATTGTGCTTGTGTCAAGCGGCTTGCTGAATGCTGTATCACGATAAGCAATCAACGTAAAAGCAATCGCCTGAGACTTCCACCACGTGTCTAAATCAAACTGAGGAAAGATATAGCTAGGGATGTTTAGTGGCTGAAGAAAAGATACCAGTTGGCCTGAGATCGCATTCTGAATGGTCGATATGTCCAAACCAATAGGCGGCGTGTAAGTACGACCGAACCATGCAGTCGGGTCAATATCTACCGGCAGTTGTCCATAGGTTAGTTCAGCCATGTATCACCGAGAATTAGGTAGAACCATATCAATCGACATAATCTGCACCGCCCATTTGTTAGGATAAGAAGGCGGTATTGTCACTTGTCGGCCTGCTATCCATGCCTGTTGCACAAGCCCGCTTAACGTATTCTGCGCCGTCGAACCGCAAGCCGCCTGCACTGCATCTTCAACTTGATCAGCTAGGTTATTAAGCACTGTAACTGGAGTTTCATCGGGTACTGCACCAACCAATGAATGAATAACACCACTTGCATGCAAAATAACTTTAGCTGGAGCAAATAGCTGAGTACGGTCGTAGTCTTCACCAAGCTCTAACAGAAAAAAGGCTGGATACTGCCCTACACTGAGACCGCCAACACCAACAGAGCGCCTACCGCAATAATTAAAGTAGCCAATAGGTGTACGCAGTTGCTGCGTAATCTGATTAAAAAAGGTCGAGTAAATTGCTTCACGACCTAAGCTCATGGCTGCGCATTTACAGCAGCCATGATTGACTGCGCTAAACTATTCAACATACCAGCACGTGATGCTTCCACTGTAGGCCAGAAATACGGTCGTGCGGGAATCGTAACTTCCTTCTTCAACGCAAACAGCGGCGTCGGAGTCCTATCCCCTGGTTGCCTGCCGAATATGATATTTTTTGCAATGAAAGTACGCCAACCCGCTTGCTCTGCATCCAGGGGGCCGAACCGCGAGACCCCCTTGGCCGTCAGCGGCATTGTCTTGTCTTTACTCCATGGACCCAACGGAATAGCCAAGAACTGTGCGTGTACCGGGCGTATTGTACCACCAAACTCTTGAATGCGCGCATATGGCAGCTTCTGCCCGGCTAGCACACTGCCGGTGACGCCAGCAGGGCCGCTCAAGATCGGCCCTGGTACGATGCTACGGCGCAATGCGCCTGTCCTTACTTGCAAGCCTGTGTCAGAGTAGTTGCGCTTGACTTTCGCCGCTAATTTTATTGTCTCTTTAGCAATGGTTGATTCGGCTGCTGCAAGTACACGCGGCGTCAGTAGGCGCAGCTTCAAAGAAACTGTGTCCTTGCCTATCGAAATGATGGGCGTGACAAGTGCCATGCTACTTGGTCGTACCTGCGTAGTTTACCCAAGTGTTGTTGCCAACATAAAAGATGGCGTCACCAACAGTTGTGTCAATATATACTTCACCGAGCTTCGGTGGGTGCACATCGGTGTAGGTCGGACGTTGCGCTGTAGTACCAGAGCGCGCAAGCATCACAAACTGGTTACTATGCACGTCAAGTGTATCAGTGAACAATTCAGGTATATCAGCCACGCCGCCAGCGTTGATAGAAATTGATGTACCAGAGACGTGTTTAGCAGTGTTGCCTTTCACCGAATAGAGGCGCACATTGCAGCTTTGGGTGGTCATGTGTAGTCTCCTATGGGAACAACAGCTTTGTAGGGGGTTAACATATCCTTGACGTATGGCTCTGCATCTCTAACCACAAACGTTGTGCGTGCTGGTCCTTCACCTATTGACGAGTCACCAACACGCGGAAGCCTACCGAACAGATATGAAACTTGGAAGTTGCACGCTGTCTGAATGTCATATGGAATGTACGTTGCTCCATCAGGTGGTTCAGCAAAAGCACCATTGCAAATCCATGTGACCGTCTTGTCTGTTACTGTTGCGCCAGTCGTGGTAGGAAAGCTAGGTGTACTTGTACCTGTTACGCCACCACTTTGCGCAGTATAATAGTACCCAGCAACAAGAATTTGTGCGCCTGTCGCAACAGCAATGTTCGTGGTCCACCCAGGCAGATTACCAATAGCTACTTGACCGGGAGTGATAAAGCCTGCCGTATAGATGATCGTTACGTTCTTTATGCCCTTGGTGAAGATGCCCGGTGCCCATAATCCACCACCGCCGCCAGCAGTGTTTAGCCCTTGGCGTAAGTAAATGAACTTGTCATCGTTTATCCAACCTGCACCGATGTTACCAGTTGTCGCAGAAACTGTTTGTGAGTTGAGCGTTAACGATGACACACTGATAAGAGGATAGTTCTTTGTTCGCATCGAATCTCGGTTGTTGCCGTTCCGGTTCTCGGTATAAGACTGTGCCATAAAGGTACGGCCACACCACTGCTGCGCCCATGTCGAAACAGCAGTAATTATTGCACTCAGGACCGCATCGGACCCGGTGCCGCTGATCTCCGGGACCAACTGCGCTTTAACTGTTGCAAGGTCCGTTAGATCAAGCGGGTTTGCCACCGTGGCTTATCCCTTCTTCGCGCTCAACGGCTTAAGGACCGGAGCGGGTTCGGGAGTAGGTTCCGGCGCGGGTTCCGGCGCGTGTTCGGCCTTAGCTTTAGCCTTAGCTTCGATCTCAGCAGCCGTGACTACTTGATAACTGTGTGATAGCGCTAGTTGCACATCAGCATGAGCAATTAGCACGCACCCGTCTTCATCCGGCTCGCTCTTTGCTAAGCTAATCCAGCCAGGAAGTGTAGCAGGTCGCATTAGTACGTGAACCATTACATTAACTCCGCTGTTAGACCAACGGCGGGCAGTTACGCCCGCCGTCACCTAACATAACCAGATTAGCCGTTGCCGATATTGGTGATGATGCCCATGGCAAACGGCACATAAACAGCCAGAACTTCCTGGCTATACACGCCGTAGTATTGGGTACGTGTCACCTTCGGCCAGACTTCCGCATAGTAGTCCTGACGAGTCTGCACCACCGCACATTCCGGCACAGAGTTCGAGACATACCACGGCGGCAGATGCTCAGCCCATGTAAAGATGGTTCCGGGTGCGAGGTTCGGGTGGATGTTAATCGGAAGCTTCACACCACCATCAGGTGTGTACGGGTTGAAGTAGAAAGCGACAACACCCGCCGCCGTCAGCTTGTATTCCGCACTACCCTGCGCATCAGTGTCACTCGTATAACGCAGCAGCGGGGCCGACGCGCCATTGAGTGTCTTGGCAGTGATATTCTTCAACTCCTGAGAATTGACATAGATCACTGTGGGAGACAGCAGACTTGTATTCCACATTGTCTGCATCATGGTATCAATCTCGTTGACGCCGCCCGCACCAGAAGAGGTGAGGAAAGTGCCGGAACCGACAGTGCCGGTAGCGAGAGTGTTGATATAACCCTTGTTAGCAGACTTCGATGCAGTTGTCAGCAGACCATCAAAAGCATAATTGCTGTTGGTGGAGTGATCGCTGGTGAAGCCAGAGATCGCCTGCCCGGTTGTCTGATAGGCCGACAACACAAACGAGTTGATGGTTGTAATCGCCTGAAGAGTTTCAGCGCCAGACGAAGAACCAACGAACCACGCATAAGCGACAGCACCGGGAATGGCCACGACACTTAAGTTCATCGAGTGATTAAGTGTCCACGTGCCAGTTGTAAGTTCCGCTGACTGTTGTGAAGAACCGCCGTTCAGAGTATAGGTCAGACCATCGTTGCCGGTGATTGTCAGCGTGGAAGGAACAACCGTGGTGGACAGCGCCGGGTTGACCGGGCCACCAGCATTAAGCAGACCTTCCTGCGTCAACGCCACACAACGAATATAGTAGGCAATCGCTGTAAGGTTGCCGGTTGTTGTGTTATCGGATGCCGTAACGGTGCCGACAGTGCCAAGCGCGAGGGAGTTGTTGCCGCCCAGCAGACCGGCCTCTTCCTTGATGAAGGTGCGCAGCAGAAGGCGAAGCTGCACGAGTGCATCCTCGTCCTCGAAACCTTCAGAAGCGAAGCGCGCTTCCTCGGTCAGCGAGTCTTCTTCACCGAGCGTCATATAGGAAAGAGAGTTGTTCTGCGTGGTGTAGCTCATGGAAGCGCTACGCCGTCCTTCAGGAACCCAGCCCATGAACGGGAAGCCGGAACCTGTGGTGGACAGCACAGACTTCCAGTGCGCCGCATCGCCGGGGAACTGGCGCTGCATGCGTGGAAGCGCGTTGCGAAGCGGAGTGACCGTGGGGAATAGATTGAGCGCGGGAGCGCGCAGATCGTAGTAGGTCAGGCCGGTGGCAACCGTAACGTTTTTCTTCAGGGTTTCAGAGGAAAGCGAATCCGAAGTCATCGGATTCGTCATTGCAACCTTGAAGGTGTCAAGTGTGCGCTTGGCACGCTTGCGCGACATATACCCCTGACGGGACTTGTCCGGGCATGTCGTGCCGTTGATAACTGCCTGCACGCGGTCAATTACCGCGTCACGAGGCATGACCGTGCGATTAGCAGGCATATGAGGTCTCTCCTGTGGGTGAAATAAATTGCTGCATGTCTTCGTTCGTTAGTTGTTAGACACGTATGCGCTCTTTAATAGCGCTTCTGCGCGTTCAAATCCAGGGGGAATCTGCTCCAGTTTGCGCACAAACTTTGACGGCTGCTGCATAAGGGAATCCAGGCCAGTTTCGCCACCGCGCCCATCATCTTCCTTCTGCACCGCAGTAACCTTGCCGCCCTTGCCGATCTTGGTGCCAGCAGCAGGACCGGGCTGGTTCTCAATCCCGTTGATGCGTGCCTTAAGCGCCGCATTCTCGGCAGTCAAGGTCTTCACAGTCTCCTGTGTCGCCTGGACCGTGCGCAGCAGCGGCGTTAGTTTCGCTGTCAACTGCTGCACCACCTTCATCGTGGCTTCTGCATTGGTAACGTCCGGGTTCTTGCCGGAACCGTTATTGTCACCGCCAGCTTCCGTGGTGGCGCGATGGTGCTTGTCAGGTTCATCGTGGCTGGTGCCAGGCTTACCCTGGTTTGTTCCACCGTCCTGTGTCGAGGGAATGTTCTTGGCCAGATCGACACCCTTCTGCACCAATTCGCGCTGCTTCGCCTTCAGCATGCGCTTGTGTGCCTTCTTCAGATGGCGACAGCCCTTCTTGAACTGCTTGCTCATCTTCACACGCTTCATCAGCTTCTCGGATTTGTCGGCCTTGACCAGCGACTCAGCCAGGAACGGCTCAACGAGCTTCGCCCAAGCAAGAGGCTTGCGGCCTTTGCCCAGCAACTTGTCGATGGCCTGGAGCGCCTTTTCGCACTCCTCGTCGCTCATCTCCTCGTCATCATCCATGCCGTCAGCTTCTTCTTTTGCGGCCTTGGACAAAAGTTCGATGCCGGTGTCAGCCCATGCTTTCAGCGCGGCATCATCAGTGGCCGAAAATGCACCTTTGAAGCGCATGATATTGCCAAGCTGGTTAGCCAGCACTGACAAGCGGATAATGCCCTTGTCCATCTCGTTTTCACCGTCCTCGGTCTTGGTTGTCTCTTCTGTCAATTCTGGCTCCTTGGCCTTGGCAACCTTGCTGCCCCAGCCTTCAGGCAACATGCTGGTTGCACCAAGGTCTTTGGCTCGTGCAATGATGTGGCGCTTTGCCTTCTCCGGGTCTTTCGCACGACCGTGCGCCTGGATGGCGTTGTGCAGGTCTTCTTTGTTCTCGATAGGGAATGAACCATCCGGCATAGCTGCGCCGGAATGGGCGAGTTCCTTGCGCTTGTCGTCGCTGAACTCGCGCTTGCAGATGAAATGCCCATCCTTCAGCGTGACCATATCACCGCCGATGATGACGCACTTGCTGCCTTTGACGAACTTCTCGGTCGGCGCGTTGCCCCCCTGACCAGCCTCGTCATGCAGGTTTGTCTGAATCGCACCCAAATCTTTTGCCATAGCATCACGCTCCCCGGCTACCTTTCGCAGATGATCGGCCAATCCATCGCAAGCGCATTTATCACATTCGCCTGCACACTTCATGCACTTGTCGGCGTGTTCAGTGTGATGTGCAATGACCTTAGCAAGGAACTCGTGATGCGCCTTCTCGATCTTGCCAGCTTCTTCGCGTTCCTTCTCAGATGCAGCATCATTGCCACCATTCTCCAGGCCCTTCTTCAGACTCTCGAAATGTGCAGCAACCTTCTCATGCAGCAAATGTGCAGCCTCGTGATGCTCACGTGCCGCCGTCTCGTGTTCCATATAGGCGGCATCAGCGTGCTTGGCTTCATCCGTGCCTTCATTACCGTTAGCACGCGCCGCATTGGCATCAGCCTTGGCTTTTGTTGCCGCTTCCACAGAAGCAATGGCAGCAGCATCGTGCTGCACAGCTTCCTCGTGGGCGGAATGAATCGTACCCTCGGTGGGGTTATGGGTAATGTCCTGTGCGTCGATGGCCTTATTGATCTGTGCCACCATCGAGGTCGCCTCTTCCAACGCCTTATTCAGATTCTTAGACATAGGGTTCTCCGAAAGGTTGGGTGGCGACAGCTTATCAGCCAGATCACGGTACTGCTTCGCCGCATTGCGATGACGCTCAGCTAACCCAGCGTTAGCATCGGCCAAGCTGCTATGAACGGTAAGCCCTTGCGCATCGGCCTTCAATTCTGCGCGTGCTGCACGAGAGCGATGCTTCGCAGCCTTCTTGTCAGCAATAGCAGCCGCATCTTCATGCGCTTGCGCCTGAGTTAGTGCATCTTCCCTTGAGCCAGCTACAGTAACAAAACGGCCAGTGTCAAGATGCTGGCCTGCTCTCTTGTTCAGAAGATCAACTGGTGCAGCCTTGATTAATTCAAAGAGCGCATCGGGATTGGCCGGGGTATCAACAAGGCTAACCTCAACGA